GCCTAAATTTGGCGCGAATTGTGTTCTCGATTTTGTCTTTTCGGGCGGTACCGATAGCATATCGCATAAAAGGCCTGGTAGAAGGCCTGACATGTGCGCAGTTCGGTTGTGGGAGGCAACAAAACATGGCGAGAGACTTCGCTACCCACCTCTACGGCTCAAAAAAGTGGGAGCGCCTTCGAGAGCGCTATTTTCGCAAGCCCGTATATATGGCCGACGGCAGCGTATGCCCGCCCCTAATGTGCGAGAGGTGCTTCGCGCGGGGCAAGCTCGTGCCCGCCGAGATATGCCACCACATCATATGGGTCGACGAGACGAACATCGACGACCCGAGCGTCACGCTCAACGAGGACAACCTCATGAGGGTCTGCCGCGACTGCCACGCCGAAATCCACTACCCGAACAAGCGCAGGCTGTCCAGGAGCGTCACCTTCGGGCCGAACGGGGAGGTGCTCTCCTGTGACTAGGAAGAGGACGCCGGCATCGGACGCGAGGGTTAACGAGCTCACCGAGCTCGTCGACGGCCTCAGCGGCCTCAACCTCGAGATGGCGAGGGACATGCTGCGACAGTACGTCTTCATGGTCGACCAGCTCGACTCGCTTGCCGAGCGGGTCGCGAGGGAGGGCGTCGTCAAGGTCGTGGAGCGCGGTGGCGCCGAGAACCGCCATGAGGTCGAGGAGGAGAACAAGTACTTCACGGCGTACGGGCGGCTGGTGCCGAAGGCGGTGCAGACGGCGGCGGCAATCAAGAAGTTCTGCAAGGACAACGCGGCGGAGGCGCCGGAGCATGACGAGTTCGACGACTTCCTCTCGAACTGAGCGCACGGGCCTAGAGTCCGTCGACTACATGAACGCCGTCCTGTCGGGAGACGTCGTCGCCTGCGAGAAGATTAAGAAGCTGTGCTCGGCCCTCCTGCCGCGCGTGGACGACGGCTACAAGTGCTGGCACTACGACCCGAACTGGGCTAAGAGGCCGGTCGAGTTCATCGAGAGGTTCTGCTGCAACCCGCAGGGCAGGCCGGGGCAGAAGCTGCGGTTGGAGCCGTACCAGCTGTTCGTCCTCGAGGTCGCCTTCGGCTTCGTCGACGACAACGACCTGCGCCAGTTCACCGAGCTGCTGTGGGAGATGGCGCGAAAGCAGGGAAAGACGACGCTCATGGGAGGCCTCGCCCTGCACATGCTCATGGCCGACGGCGAGGGCGCGCCGCAGTGCTACAGCGCCGCGACAAGCAAGGACCAGGCATCGCTGCTGTACGGCGCGATGCTACAGATGGTCAGGCAGTCGCCGGCCCTCTCGAAGAGGCTCCACAAGGGCATAGTCCCGTCGCGAGCGCAGGACGGGATAATCTTCGACCGCAACGGCGGCTACTTCACGCCGCTTTCGTCCCAGACGAGGAACCTCGACGGCCTCAACGTCCACTTCGCGGCAATCGACGAGCTCGCGGCAATCACGAGGCGAGACACCTACGACCTCATAAAGCAGGCGACCTCGTCGCGCGACCAGCCGCTAATCGTCGAGATTACCACGAACGGCTTCGAGCGCGGGAACCTCTTCGACCAGCAGTACGACTATGCATCGCGGATATTGGACGGCGAGGTCACCGACGACAGGATGCTCCCCGTCATATACGAGCTCGACGACCGCGAGGAGTGGAACGACGAGGCCAAGTGGGTCAAGGCGAACCCCGGCCTGGGCACGGTCAAGAAGCTAGAGACGCTGCGCGGGTTCTACGAGAAGGCCCGCCAGGACCCGGCCTTCCTCCCGACCTTCATGACCAAGGACATGGACATGCCCGAGAACAAGGCGTGCGCGTGGCTCAGGTTCGACGAGGCGGTCTGCCGCGACAGGTTCGACGCGGCCTCGATGGGCTTCCGCTACGGCGTCTTCGGCTACGACGCGTCAGACTCCGTCGACCTCACGGCGGCGAAGTGCCTGCTCATGCGCCCCGACGACGACAGGATTTACGAGCTCTCCATGTACTGGCTCCCGAGCGCCGCGCTCGAGGCCCACGCGTCGAGCGGCCTCAGGACAAACCGCGACGACGCCCCGTACGACAAGTGGGTCGCCGACGGCCTGCTGCGCGTGGTCGACGGCAACAAGGTCGACCATCGCGTCGTGTTCGATTGGATGGACGAGCTGCGAGACGAGCTAGACATATACCCGTTCGCGCTCGGGTACGACCCGTGGCACCTGACCGACGACTCGTGGCAGGACATGGCCCGCTCGGCGGTCGGCAAGAAGAGGCTCGAGCCCGTCAGGCAGGGCGCCAGGACGCTGTCAGGCCCGATGAAGCAGATTAGGGCCGACTTCGCCGCGAACCGAATCGTCGACAACGACAACCCGATAAACCAGTGGTGCCGCATGAACGTCGCCGTGCAGGCGGACCGCAACGAGAACATCCTGCCGTGCAAGGCCAACGGCCCCGGCGGGAGAATCGACGGCTTCGCGTGCGAGCTCGACGCGTACATCACGCTCATGCGCCACTACGACGACTACCTGGCGTGCTGCTAGGGGGTGGGGCGGTATTGCCCCGTTCCGCGAGGCGACGCGCCGACCTACGCTTTGGGTATGGGACTACTTGCAAACATCCTCAGGCGACCGAACGACCGCAAGGTCGCGTCGTCGCCGTACTTCAAGACGTTCACCGAGTACGCGCCCGCCTTCTCCACGTTCAGGGGCTCGCTCTACGAGCAGCTGCTAACGAGGTCGGCGGTCGAGCGCGTCGCCGTCTCCTGCTCGAAGCTCAAGCCGGAGGTCGTGGGCACCGCGAAGCCGCGCGTCAGGCGCGCAATCGCCACCTCGCCGAACGACTACATGACGTGGCCGCAGTTCCTCTCGAGGGTCGCGACGATTCTCGAGGTCGACACGACGGCCTACGTCGTGCCCGCCTACGACGCCTCGATGAACGTCGTCGGGGTCTACCCGCTCAAGGCAGAGTACGCGGAGGTCGTCGAGTACGGGGACGAGGCGTGGATTAGGTTCCACCTCGCGTCGGGCGACGTGGCGGCGATAGAGCTGGCCAACGTCGCGGTCCTGACGCGGTTCCAGTACGAGAGCGACGTGTTCGGCTCGGGCAACTCGGCCCTCAGCTCGACGCTCGAGCTCATGGACGCGCAGGACCAGGCGCAGCGGGCCGCGATTCGCAACGGCGCGACGATTCGGTTCATCGGCCAGCTCAGCGGAACGGTCAGGCCAGAGGACATTGACGCGAAGCGCAGGGACTTCGCGGACAAGAACCTGAGCGCCTCAAACGACACCGGCCTGATGCTCTACGACAACACCTTCGACAGGCTCTCGCAGGTCGAGGAGCAGCACTACACCATCGACTCCGACGAGATGCGCCGAATCCAGGAGTCGGTCTACACCTACTTTGGCGTGAACGAGAACATCCTGCACTCCGACTTCTCCGAGGAGCAGTGGGGAGCCTTCTACGAGAGCGTCGTCGAGCCAATCGCGGTGCAGCTTAGCGAGGGGCTCACCAGGATGCTCTACACGCAGCGAGAGCGCGCGGCGGGGAACAGAATCAGCTTCTCCGCCAACCGCCTCGAGTACGCGTCGAACGCCTCGAAGCGAAACATGATTCGAGACATGCTCGACCGCGGCGTCTTCACCATCAACGAGGCGCGCGAGATTCTGCAACTCCCGCCCGTCGAGTGGGGCGACGCGGCGCCCATCCGAGGCGAGTACAAGGCAGGCGACATGGCGCTCGGCGTCTCGAGCGGCGCGACGGGCAACGCGGCGAAGAACTACTCGCCGTTCACGGGCTCGAAGCTGTCGCTTGCCACAACCAACGAGAAGGACTTCGACCTCGGCGGCGACGACCAAATCTACAACGACACGGACGGCCGAGGCGAGAAGGAGGAGGACGAGTAATGCCATTCAAGCCAGGCGAGCGACAGTACAGGTCGTGGTGCGGCCCTGCGGTGCCGGTTCCGGCCGAGAAGGCCGACGACCGCGCGGGCTACGTCGTCGAGGGCTACGCTACCACCTTCGACGCCCCGTACGAGTTCTACCGCGACGCCGACGGGCAACCCGTCTACGAGAGAATCGACCCCCACGCGCTCGACGGCGCGGACATGACCGACGTCATCTTCCAGCTGAACCACGAGGGCGCCCCCCTCGCCAGGCTCAGGAACTCGTCGCTCGAGCTCGAGCGCGACGGGCACGGGCTGAGGGTCAGGGCGAGCCTGGGCGGCTCGGCCAAGGGCCGGGAGCTCTATGAGGCAGTCTCAAACGGCCTGATAGACCGTATGAGCTGGGGCTTCACCATCGCCGACGACGGTTGGCAGTGGGACGAGGCCACCAGGACTTCGACCATCACCAAGGTCGGAAAGGTGTACGACGTCTCGGCGGTGAGCATGCCGGCGGACGAGGACACCGAGATTCACGCGCGTTCCTACCTCGACGGAGCGATTGAGGCGGGGCGGCAGGAGTTGTCGTCGCGCGATTCGGAGCGCAGGGCAAGAATCGCCCTCGCGCTCGCAGTCTGACACCGAACAGGAGGGCACATGCATTTCAAGAAGTGGACCGCGGCCCAGTACCGCGCCGCCGACGCGGAGCAGCTCGCAGAGCGCCGCGCCGCAATCAAGAAGGAGCTGACCGACCCCGAGTCCGAGGTTCCCACCGACGACCTCGCAGCCGAGGTCGAGCTGCTCGAGGACGCCGAGAAGCGCTCCTCCATCGCCGCCGGCGTCGAGGCCCGAAACGCCCGCGCCGCCGCCGTCGCATCCGGCGCCGGAACCCCGGTCACCGGCGCACAGGCGCTCGTGGTCAAGTCCGCCCGCAGCGGCGGCGAGACCCGCGTCGTTCGAGACGAAGACCCGTACGACACCGAGGACTACCACCGCGCCTTCGCGGAGTTCCTCACCCGCGGCGTGCAGTACCCCGACGGCCTGGTCCAGCCCGGCACCGCCCCCGCAAACGTCCGAGTCGACGCGTTCTCCCAGACGACCGACGTCCAGCACTTCATCCCGACCACCCTCTCGAACACCATCATCGAGAAGATGGCCTCCTACGGCGACCTGTGGCCGAAGCTGACCAAGCTCAACGTCCGCGGCGGCCTCGACATCAACTACTGGGACTACCTGCCGACCTCCTCGTGGGTCACCGAGGCCAAGCCCTCCGACGACCAGAAGGTCACCGACGCGACCCCCATCAGCTTCAAGTACTACATGCTCGAGTGCAAGGTCGCCCAGTCCTTCCTGGCCTCCATCGTCACCCTCGACCAGTTCGAGCGCGAGGTTCCCGGCAAGATTGCCGAGTCCATGGTCCGCGCCCTCGAGACCGGCTACCTCAACGGCACCGGCACCGGCCAGATGCAGGGCGTCCTCACCGACACACGCGTCCCCGCCGCCAACAAGCGAGTCCTCGCCGCCGCCGACGCCGGCACGTACGCCGGTTGGGTGAAGGCCCTCACGCGAGCCAAGTCCTACCGCCAGGGCGAGCTCATCATGGCCCAGTCCACGTGGGACATCTACATCGACGGCATGGTCGACAAGAACGGCCAGCCCGTCGCCCGAGTCAACTACGGCGTCGGCGGCGCACACGACGAGTCCTACCGCTTCATGGGCATCCCCGTGACCATCGTCGAGGACGACGTCCTGCCCGGCTACGACGCAGCCTCCGGCCAGGCCACCGACACCCCGTTCGCCGTGTTCACCAAGCCTTCCGACTACCTGGTCAACCAGCAGCTCGGCATGCGCGCCGTCCGTTGGACCGACGAGGACAACAACCTCGTCAAGAACAAGGTCCAGACGGTCGTCGACGGCAAGCTCGGCGACCCCCACGGGACCATCATCCTGTCGGCCCCCAAGAAGGGCTAGACGGGCCTCTATGACAAGCGACGAAGGGAGGGCGCCGAATGGCACTGCTCGATGACGTCAAGGTCGCACTGAGACTCTCTGGCGACGCGATGGACCCCGAGGTGTCCGCCCTCGTCGCCGCGTCGAGGCGGGACATGCTGAGGACCGGCGTCCCGGAGTCGCTCATGGGCGGCGACGGGGCCGAGCCCGACCCCCTCGTCACCATGGCGACAATCCTCTACTGCAAGGCGCACTTCGGCTACGACAACTCGCAGTCCCAGGCGTTCGCGTCGTCGTACCGCAGGGTCGTAATCGACATGGCTAACGCGCCGACGCAGTACGGGGGCGAGTCGTCGTGAGGTGGAACGACACCTGCACCCTGGTCGGCAGCCCGAACCGCTACCAGGACGAGGCTGGCGCGTGGCACGAGGGCGAGCCGGCCAAGCGCGAGGTCTTCTGCAACAGGTACTCGGTGGGCGCCGACGCGTGGGCGACGTCGCTAGACGCCGGCCTCAGGGCCGACGCCGAGGTCCAGCTCAGGGCGTGCGAGTACGCGCGCGAGCAGACCGTCGTCTTCGACGGCATCGAGTACGACGTCGAGAGGGTCGTCGGCAAGGGGGACTTCGTCCGCCTACAGCTAGGGAGGCACGTCTCCAATGGCTGACAGGACGGTCGACGGCGACGACTTCGCCGCCGCAATCGAGGAGATTCTCGCGGGCGTCGGGGCCGCCTCGGACAAGTCGCTCGAGAGCGCCGTCAGGGCCGGGATAACGCTCTCCCGCAAGGAGTGGGCGAGCGGCGCCGCGGCCAAGTTCGGCGGCACCGGCAGGTATGCGGCCTCGATACGCACGAGGACGTCGACGCGCGACGGCGACGTCAAGGCAACCGCCTACTCGACCATGCCGGGCCTGCCCCACCTGCTCGAGAAGGGGCACGCGAAGGTGGGCGGCGGCAGGGTCGCCGGCAGGCCGCACGTCCTGCCGGCGGCGGAGGCCGGCTTCAAGGAGGCCGGCGAGACGCTCGAGAGGGAGTTGGACCAGAGGCTATGACGCCGAGCGAGCACGTTTACAGGACGCTACGCAAGACCGGCGTGCCGGGCGCCCTACAGGCGTTCCCCGAGGCGAAGGCCGACGGGACGGGTGGCGCGCCGCCGACACCGTTCTTCGTCTACATGGAGGACCGAGGCGGGGAGTTCTTCGCCGACGACGTCAGCTACGCGTCGGTGCCGACGTTCCGCTGCGAGCTATACGAATCGTCGAGGGACGCGGCTCTCGAGTCGCGCTTCTCGGAGGCCATCGCGAGCGCCTACGGCCCGTGCTCGGTCCTCGAGGACTGGGTCGAGTCGGAGCACGCCCGCATGGTCACGTACACATTCGCGTTCACGCCCGCCGCAGGGCATGGCGCGGAGAACCGACACTAGGAGGAAAACATGGGTAAGGTCCGCTTCGGACTCTCCAACGCTCACTACGCAATCTACGACGCCGAGAAGAAGACCTACGAGGCCCCGAAGCCCATCAAGGGCTCCGTCAGCCTGTCGCTCGACGCCAACGGCGACACCAACGACTTCTGGGCCGACAACGTCAAGTACGCGACCTTCGCCACCAACGGCGGCTACGACGGCACCTTCGAGATTGCCGCCGCCGAGGACGCCATGCTCATCGACCTGCTCGGCTACATCGACGACTCCGGCCTGCTGCTCGAGGACACCGAGGGCAAGCAGAAGTCGTTCGCCCTGCTCTTCGAGGTGGCAGGCAACGAGGTCGAGCAGCGAATCGTCCTCTACAACTGCTCGCTCTCCCGCCCCGGCCTCTCCGCCAACACCAAGTCCGACTCCACCGACCCCGACACGCAGACCTTCAACTTCTCGGCCATCGGCCGCGACATGCCCTACAAGGGCGAGACGAAGAACATCGTCAAGGGCTCGGTCGAGAACACGGCCACCAACGCCGCCAAGTACAAGGCGTTCATGACCGCCGTCACCATGCCCACCGCCGACGCGGCGTAGGCACCGGCCACCGGCGGCGGGGGCGTGGCTCGCGTCGCGCCCCCGCCGCCCCCCCATCCACAGGAACACGACGGCAGGAGAGAAACATGCTGTTTGACCCCGACGGCAGGGGCGAGCGCGAGATTGTCGCGTCCCCCTACACGCTCATGATTTACGAGCAGACCTTCAAGGCGTCGCTCATCAAGGACGTCATGGGACGAATCGACCTGACGGGCGGCAACACCGTCGAGGTCGTCACCCCCGACTTCGTCGCCGGTCGCCTCGAGGCCGCGCTGCCCGACGGCAAGCGCCTCCCGAAGGAGACCCGCGCCCTCGTCGAGCGCGCGTTCCCCGCGAGCGTGAACAAGGTGCTCGACTACACCACCGACAACTGGGAGGCATACGTCCGCGCCCTGTGGGCGATGCTCAGGACCGCCGAGGAGGCGGCTCGCGCTGGCGGCCGACCGGTCGCCGACCCGACCCCCCCGTACGAGTCGTGGGTCCGCTCGCTCGGCCCCGTGAACATGACCGCCCTCTCCAACGCTGTGTTCGAGGAGACACAGCGCGGCCTGTTTCACACCGGCACTGACGCTGACTAGCGCGCCTGGCGACGCCGGCGACGACGGCGGCGAGCTGCGCTACACGGCGCTGTTCACGGCCGGGCTCGAGCTCAACGTCCCGTACGCGCAGCTGTGCGAGATGCAGTTCCCCGTCCTGCTCATGATGCTCGACTCGCGCGCGCCGAGGGCGAGGCGCGGCCGCGCCGGCGACGACGGGGTCAGGCAGGCGACGCAGGCAGACATTAAGGCGTTCTTCGGATAGGCAAGGGAAGGTCCACGTGGCGGAGACTTACAAGGGTCTGACAATCAGAATCGGCGGCGACACGTCGAGGCTCGAGGGGTCGCTCAAGGCGGCGCGCCGCGCGGCCAACGAGACCGCCAGGGACATTCGCAAGATTGGCAAGGCGTTCCAGGCCGACCCCGGGGCGCTCGGCAGCTACGAGAAGCAGCTCAAGCTCATGCGCAACCGCGCCGAGGACTTGAGCGTGCAGCTCGGCAAGACCAACGAGAAGATGGGGGAGCTCGGCAAGGCGGGCGCCGTCGGCAGCGAGTCGGGCAAGACCATCGCCGAGCTCTCCGAGCAGACCAGGAACGCGTCACTCAACGCGTCGCTGGCCCGCGAGCGCTACAACAAGCTCAACGAGGCCCTGGCGTCCACGTACAGGCCGATAAACAAGGCCGCGCGGGCGTCGGAGGACTTCGCGGCGCAGTGGCGCGCGATTACCGGCAAGACCTTCGACAGCTCGTCGTGGAAGGCGCAGGAGATATTCAAGCTCGACGACGGCCAGTTCGACGCAGTCGTCGGCAAGCTGCGCGAGCTCGATGGCGTCACCGACAGGTCAATCGACAAGATTGTCGCCTACAGGGAGGCGTGGCGCGAGTCCTACTCCGACCTCGAGAACGCGAACGCGGTCAAGCAGCTACAGGACATGGAGCTCGAGGCCGGGCGACTCGGCGGCGAGCTCAGGCAGGTCAGCTCGGCAATCGGCGAGATGGGCTCGCGCTCCGTGAGCTCTCGGACGTTCGACGACGTCAACGAGAAGGTCGGCAGCCTCAACGACAGGATTGCCGTCCTCAAGTCGAGGGCCTCCGACGCCGACGCCGCGCTCAGGCTCGACCCGTCAAACGTCGAGGCCACGAGGAGCAAGGCCGAGGCCCTGTCGGAGGCCGAGGGGCTCGCCAAGGCCAAGGCTGACGCGCTCCGCGAAGCCATCAAGGACATAGACGCGTCGGCCATGGAGGGCGCGTCGCGCCCGTTCATGGAGATACAGGATGACCTGCGCGCCGCGAACGACGAGGTCACCAGGCTCACGGCCGAGCTCTCGGAGGCCAACGGCAGGGCGTCGGACCTCGAGAGCGCCATCAAGGGCGCGACGCAGCTCAAGAGTGGCGAAACCAATATCGACAAGCTCAAGAACGATTTCGCGGACGCGAAGGAGAGGGCGTCAGAGCTCACGATTGAGCTCGAGAAGGCAGGGCAGCGCGCGGAGGAGCTCGGCGACGAGGCCAAGGTCGCGCAGCTCAAGGAGCAGCTCGGGGACGCGGCTGACGAGGCCTCGAGGCTCAAGCTCGAGATGCAGAAGTCGGGCAAGGTCGATTTCAGCTGGTCGGGCCTCAGGGACGTCGGCCATGCGCTCAGCGGCACCGTCACGGCCGCGGCGAAGCAGTTCGGCAGCTACGCGATACAGAGCGCGGAGGAGACGGACAGCGCCTACCGCGACATGCGCAAGACGGTGCAGGGCACCGAGGAGCAGTTCGAGGACTTGCGAAAGTCGGCAATCGAATTCTCCAACACGCACGTCACGAGCGCGTCGGAGCTGCTCGGCATCCAGGCAATCGGCGGCGAGCTCGGAATCGCCGTCGAGAACCTCGACACCTTCTCCAAGACCGTCTCCAACATCAGCATCGCGACCGACCTGGGCACCGAGGAGGCCGCGACCGGCCTCGGCCACCTGTCGAACATCATGAGCGACCTCGACGCGGGCACCATGCCGAAGTTCGGCGACGCCCTGGTCAGGCTCGGAAACAACGGCGCGGCAACCGAGTCGCAAATCATGGACATTTCGACCCGCGTCGCGGCCATCGGCTCGGTGTACGGCATGACCACGCCGCAGATTCTCGCATGGTCGTCGACCATCGCCGCGACGGGACAGAAGTCCGAGTCGGCGGGAACGGCAATCGCCAACACGATTTCCGACATCGGAACCGCCGTGGCGACGGGAGGCGACAAGCTCGAGAAGCTCGCCTCCGTATCAGGCATGAGCGCCGGCAAGTTCAAGGAGTCGTGGGGCAAGGACGCCTCCGGCACCTTCGAGGCGTTCGTCAAGGGCCTGTCGAAGTCGAAGAACGCCGACAAGGATTTGGAGGAGCTCGGGGTCACGGGCGCCAAGCAGAAGCAGGCGCTGCTCGGCCTCATGCAGACCATCGGCGGGCTCGACGACAACCTCAAGATGAGCGGCGACGCATGGAACGGCGTCTCCGACAAGTGGGGCGCCGCAGGCGACGCCGCGAGCGAGGCAGACAAGAAGGCGGAGGGCCTGTCGGGCTCGCTGTCGAAGCTGCGGAACATGAGCTCGAACCTGGGCTCGGAGCTCGGCGAGGCATCCGTCCCGTACGTGGGAGCGCTGAGTGACGCGGTCCAGGGCCTCACCGGCTGGTTCAGCGGTCTGTCCGACGAGTCCAAGACCGCCGCGGTCGGAATCGGCGGCTTCGCCGCGGCGCTCGGCCCATCCCTGGTCTTCGTCGCGGAGGCCGGCGAGGGCATCGAGAAGCTCGGCAAGATGACCCCCGGCATCAAGGACAAGTTCGGCAAGCTCGCGGACAAGCTCGTCGATTGCGGCTCGTCCGCGAAGGACGTCGCGACCGGGTTCGTCACGCAGAGCGCCGCCTTCAAGAAGGCGTCGTCCGGCGCCAGCGCCCTCTCGCAGAAGTTCCCGAAGCTCTCGGCCAGGATGGCGGGGGCCAAGGGCGCCGTCTCGAGTTGGGTCTCGGGCCTGTCGGTCTTCAAGGAGTCCGCCCTCGCGGGCTCGTTCTCCGTCGGCGTCATCGCGGCCTCCGTGGCCGCGCTCGGCACCGTCGTGTACGAGGCCACGAAGCACACGACGACGATGGGCAGCGTCACGAAGAGGCTCGACGAGCAGCTCGCGCGCGCGAAGGGCCTCGACACGTACACCGGAGCGGTCGAGGGCATCGGCAAGGCGGCCGAGGACGCGTCCCCGAACGTCTTCGACATGCAGTCGAGGGTCGACAAGCTCGACGACAGCCTCGTCGAGCTCGCCGACAACATGGAACAGCGGAACGCAGCCGCCGAGGAGAACATCGCGAACCTCGAGCTCGCCAAGGGAACCATCGAGGAGTTCGCCGGCAAGACCGACCTCACCGCGAGCGAGCAGCTGCGCCTCGACGAGGCAATCAAGACCGTCAACGACGCACTCGGCCTCAACATCAGCTCGTCCGACGTCGCGAAGAACAGCTACAAGGACCAGAACGGCGAGGTCAGGAACCTTTGCGACTCACTCGACCAGCTCGTCGCGAAGAAGAAGCTCTCGTACAAGGTCGACGCACTCGCCGAGGACTACAAGGACGCCTACAAGAAGCAGCGCGACGCCCAGAAGGACGTCGCGGCGGCGACGGATGACGTCACCAAGGCGCAGGAGAACCTCAACGCCGCCAGGGAGAAGTACGGAAACTCCAAGAACCCCGTCGACCAGTCAAAAATCGACGTCGCCGCGAACAAGCTCCGAACGGCGAAGGACAACCTCGAGTCGACGAAGGAGTCCGCGGGGAAGCTCGACGACGCCATGAAGGAGCTCGACAAGGAGCTCGAGCGCGCCACGTGGGAGTCCGAGAACTACAACAAGGTGCCAATCGTCGACAAGAAGGGCAACGTCGACATCAACGACGCGTCGCTCATCACGGCAGACGGGAGAATCGTCCATTGGAACGGCGAGACGTGGGTCGACGAGAAGAACTCTAAGGTCAACGTCAACGACGCCGAGCTGACGGACGCCCAGGGAAACGTGTGGGTGTGGAACGGGACGAAGCTCGTCAGCAAGAGCGCGACGGCGAAGACGAGCGGAGACGCGACCGACGGTACCGCCAAGAAGAAGGTCGACGAAACCAGCAGCTCAATCACCAACCTCAAGGGCAAGGACGTCGACGTCAAGGCCAAGGTCTCGGGCAAGGACGACGTCCTCGACCTCGGGAAGGCGATTCTGAACCTTCCGAACGCGGCCTTTTCGTGGGTGAAGGCCGTCACCGGCATCGGCAAGGCAGCGGGCGGAATCAGGCCGCACGCCGACGGCGGAATCGTCCGCAGGCACGCCAACGGCGCCGTCATCGCCAACAGGCCCGGCCCCGGCATCCCGCTCGACGTCGTCGGCGAGGCGGGCGCCGAGGCAATCGTCCCGCTCACGAACCGCAGGTACACGCAGCCCTTCGTCGACATGATTGCCGACGGCGTCATCGACCGCCTCGACGCGGCAATCGACGACATAAACGCCAGGAACAAGGTCAACGCCGACGCCCTCGTCAGCGTGGCCGACGCGCTCGAGGGGTCCACGTCCGTCACCAACGTGAACACCTACTTCGACGGAATCACCGTCAACTCGTCGGAGGAGATTCGGGCCGCCTTCGTCTCGCTCATGTACGCAGTCAAGAGGTTTGGGGACATGAACCATGCCAACAACTAACGCGCCCGCCCCGGGAAGCTACCGCCTCTACAACGCGCGCAACACGGCCGTCTCCCTGACCGTCCACTACGCGAGCTGCAAGAACGGCGCCAACGTCCAGCTGAGCAAGAACGGCGACCCCGAGAAGAACACGTCGTTCGCCGACGTGTGGCAGCTCAGCTACCGAGCCGACGGCACGGCGCAGCTCATAAACGCGTACGCGGGCAAGAGCCTAGACGTCGCGGGCGGCAAGGCGGCGCCCAAGACCAACGTCCAAATCTTCACCGACAACGACAGCCGAGCCCAGGCGTGGGACATAGTCCCGTCGGCCACGGGCAAGGTCGTCACGGTCGGGGGGACGAGCTACCCGACCTACTACCTGCAACTCCACGCGGCCCCCGAGTACGTGGCCGACGCGCAGGGGTACGACGGCGCCGCCAAGCGCAACGTGCAGCTCTTCACCCGCGACGCGGACGAGTCGGCCACCGACCAGCTGTGGGCCTTCGTCCCGGTCGCCGGCATGGAGGACGGCGGCGTCTACGAGCTCGTGCCGGTCCTGAACAAGAAGACCGCCGTCGACGTCGCGTCGGCGAGCAAGACGGACGGCGCGAGCGTCCAGCTCGCCATGAGGAACGACGGCAACCAGCAGAAGTGGATGCTCTCGAAGAGGGCCGACGCCGAGGGCGAGGACGCGGCGACATGGCTCCTCAGGGCCATGCACTCCGGAAAGTGCCTCAACGCCTACGGCGGGGCGTCGAAGCCCCACGACGGGCAGAGGCTCGTGCAGTGGGGCACCAACGGCGGTCCCGAGGTCACGTGGGACGTCCAAAGGGTCGGAAGCGCCGCGATGGGCGGCGTGAAGGCCGACGTCGTCTCAATCAGGTCGACCATGACCAGCAAGGGCGAGCCGTACTACGTCGACTCGTACGACGGCCTTCACGGCAAGAACGGTTGGGTCAAGCTCAAGAAGCCGAGCTCGACGACGTCGCAGCAGTGGGCGCTCATCCCGACCGTGCCTGCCGACGGCTTCGTCCCCGTCCCGGGCGGAATCAGGCTGTGCCCCGCCGTCGGCTCGACGGAGACCTCGACCGGCATGCCCGTCTCGCAGGCGCAAGTCCCGACGTGGACGTGCGTGAGCGGGTGGGCGCCTTCCGGCCCCAACCACTACGAGGTCCGCATGCGGAAGCGCGACAAGGCCGCCGTCAGCGGCGTCTGGCAGGAGTGGGACGAGTGGTCGTCGTGGGAGGTCGCGGGCGTGACCGTCGAGGACGGCAGGGCGTGGCTGACGCAGGGGCTCCCCGCAGCCATGAGCTCCTGGCGCCTGGCCGACGGCAAGGTGAGGCTGACCGAGGTCGAGTTGCAGGTGAGGTGTGTCGTCTGCGACGAGACGGGCATCACGCACGGGCCGGCCGCCGACCAGTCCGTGTACCTGTACGACGCCCCGACAGTGACGTTCGGCGCCTGCGGCTTCGCGCCCGACGGAATCAGGCTCAAGTACTCCTCCGACTGGTGGGCCGGGTCCAACACAATCCGAATCGACTCGATTAGGGGCGCCGCGACCGGCGAGGAGATGCTCGCGGGCCCCTTCGTCGCTTCCGGCCTCGACGAGTCGGGGACAATCCTGGTCCCGCGCGAGCGCATGACCTCGAGCGTGCCCGCCGACGGCGACTCCTTCGCCGTTGTCGGAGGCGTCGGCTACGACGAGTGGGGAGGCCGCGACGCCACCGCCGCCCCGCTGTCCGCCGAGGTCACGATTTCCTACACGTCGGGAATCGACCTGAGCCCGAAGGTCAGCGCCACGCCCGACAGGACGCTCAGGGTATCCGTCCCGGTCCCCGAGGGCGGCAGCAGCCACCTGTGGGTCTGGTACGACGGCACGGCGAGCGAGGTCGGCGGCACGGTCGCCGGCGGCACGGCGACCTACGAGCTCGCCTACCCGTTCGGCAAGGGCTTCTCGCTTTGGGTCGACTCCGCGAGTGCGGACGGCGACGAGTGGGGAATCGCCCGCGTCGACGTCGCCGCGAACAGCGTGCTGTTCGCCGGCATGCGCCCTTGCCACGCGTGGACCTGGGACGGCGGCTCGTTCGCGCTCGAGCTGCGCGAGGGCTCGCCGATGGAGCTCGAGCGCACGCTGACCCCGACCTACGAGTCACTCGCGCTCGACTCGAGGCCGCGCGAGACCGTCTTCTTCGGCCCGACGGTCAAGGGCCAGCTGAGCGTCGAGGGAGCCATGCTCGACACCGGCGAGGCCGCAATCGGGCGCCTCGAGGCCTTCGCCGCCGCCGGCCACGCCTTCTACCGCTCGCCGACGGGGGAGTCGTTCGACGTCGCGATTACCGGGGTCAGCTACACGAGCTCTGCCAGCGGCTACGCGACCGTGAGCGTGAGCATGATTGAGGAGGCGGTATGACGCGAGACTGGGGAGACCCGAGGAGGACCGACGAGATACACGTCTACATGGTGTGCCCGACCGACCTCGACCGCACATACGGCGAGCTGACGGGGGTCGACCTGAGCGGCTGCTCAATCGAGGCCGGCTACTACACGGACACGCGGGTCAGCGCCAAGCTGACCGTCGTAGGGGACGCGTGGGTGCGCGGCTCTTTCCTCAGGGTCGTCCACCGCGTACCGGAGTGGGGCTACGAGAACGAGCTCGGCACCTTCGTAGTCACGAACGACGACGCCACCCGCGAGAACGGCGTGTGGAAGTACGAGCTGACGTGCCAGAGCATCCTCTACGGCCTGTCGACCGACCTGCTCTCGTGGCCCGTTACGAGGGCCAAGGGAAGCTCGGCCGTCGCCGGGATGAGGTACATCCTCGACACCTGCAAGAGGAGCTACGTGAACCACGGCGCCAAGGACAAGAGGCTCGGGAGCGCGCTCGTCATGGAGACTGGCAAGTCGATGCTCAGCCACCTGTTCAAGCTGTGCCAGCAGGCGGGCGACCGGCTCGACGTCGACGGCCACGGCCGCGTGACCATATCGCCGTACGTTAGGCCGGCGGCGAAGGAGCCGAGGCTGACGATTGACGTCTCCGACCCGAGGGGCACGTCATACGGCGGCCTCAAGCGCAGCACCGACTGGCTGAGCTCCGTCGGGAGGGTCACGGTGAGTTGCAGGTACTCCGAGACGGTCAAGAGGGGCAAGAAGTCGAAGACCGTCTCGCGCGAGATTGTCGCGCACGCGGACGCGTCGGCCATGGACCACAGGGGGAGCGCCATCAGGGGCTACCTCGTGACCGACTTCCGCAGCCTGAGCGACATGAAGCCGCGCACCAAGGCCCAGGCGCAGAAGCTCGCCAACAGGTACCTGCGCGACTCGTCGCCCGAGCTCGTCGAGTGGGAGCTCGACTCGGCGTACATGCCGGTGTGGCAGGGAGACGTCGTCGAGCTGGTCGTGCCGGACGGCGACGACCAGTACTCGGGCAGGAGGAAGTGCCTCGTGAAGAGCCTGAGCGTCAACCTCGCCAACATGACCATGAGCCTCCGCCTCAAGGAGACCTCAAGCGGAGACAAGGGGGAATCCGATGACTAACAGTGACCTTCAACAGCTGGCCGAGGTGTGGTTCGGCGGCGCCGAGAGGCGCGCCGAGACGCCCAGCGGCTCGACCTCGACGACGCAGACCGTCACGGCGACCGCCGTCGAGGACAGCAGCGACGGCTCGGTTCGAGTCATCCTGTCGGACGTCGTCATCCCGGACGAAGACCCGCCGACCGAGGACGCCTCTATGACAAGCGACGATGACGTCATAGACGAGCCGACTGACTTCCCCGACGTCGCCGTCGACCTGCCGACGACCGTCGACGTTCGCGAGGGGGACGAGCTGCTGGTGTCCCTCTACGGCTCCGACGGCCAGCTGTCGCCAGTCGTGACCGCAGTCGCGGCGGGCGGCGACCGCACCAGGGAGGAGGTCCAGCAGGCCGCTCAGGACGCGAGCCACGCCGCCGAGATGGCGGGGGAGGCAGCGGCGGCGGCGACCGCGACCAACCAGCACTTCTGGTGGGACGCGTCTGGCGCGCACGTCGCGACGACGGCAGGGGATGGCGACAGCGGCCCGAACGTCGTGCTGTCAAGCGGCGGCATGGTGATACGAAGCGGAACGAACCCACTCTCGGCGGCGACGTCGAGCGGGTTCTCCGTCTACGACGGCAAGGGGAAGGCAAGCTCCAACGTCGTGGCGCTCCTGTCGAGGGACACGGTCGAGCTGGGGCGCAACAACCCTTCCGCGAGCGTGAAGATGTGCGGGGGTGCCGCGCTCGTCAGGTCTGACGTGACTGGTTCCAGCACGAAGAAGGACGTCACCGTCCAGATGGGGCCTAATTTCAGGCCTGATGGCATCAGCGCGACCGCAGTTAAGACCTGCTCCATCGGCTTCGTGCCATTCAGCGGCTACTCTGGCGGAGTCCCGACCTCATCCGACGTGGGCCTCTTCTACCGATACGACGGGACAACGACGCCAGCGACGTCCAAGGTGCAGGCATACAACTCCGACATGCAGGTGGACGGCATCCTGATGACCCCCGCGATGAACCATGCCAACCTCCACGCAGAGCCCGTCTACTCGGGCGTTACGTGGAACACGAACGGCTATGGCGGAATCAACCTGTCGGTGGTGCGCGGAATGGCTGTAATGCGCGTCGACATAAACATAAAGACTGGGACCGTCAAGCGCTGGGGCAAGGTTCTGCCGCCCAGCATCATCAAGGCGATGGAGACATGGGCGAAGCCGCCGGCAGACGGAGTACAACTTCGCTCCGCCGCTGGCGTCGGCGGCTGGGTTGCGTCGCTGAACTCTGGCGGAAACGGCAAATATTACCTCTGGCCGACAGTCGAAAGCGTCCCGGCTGGCAGCAGCCTGACGGACACCTTCATGTGGCCCGTCGACTACGGGAGGTAGTGACCATGCCGATTCAGACGGGCGACGTCGTCGCGATGCTCTCGCTTTTGCTCTCGTGCCTCATCTTCGCTGCGAGCCAGCGCAAGGACTCGCGGGCGGCTGCGGCACACGACCAGCTGATAAACGACAAGCTCGACCGAAACAACGAGATGAGCAGGGAGACGCGCGACGCGGTGCGAGACATGACCCGCAAGCTCGACGACCACGGGGAGCGCATCACCCGCGTCGAGCAAAGAGTTGCCGCCCTGGAGGACCGAGCCGACAGGTTCGACCGCCTGGGCGGCACCGAGTAGGAGGGAAGTAAATGCAAGTCGACATCAAGACCTATGACCCCGACGCCCTGGTGGGCGACGACGCGAGGCGCATGGAGGGCTTCGACGCTGCGGTGGAGCGTGCCGTCAACGTCCTGCCGAACCTGAGCCTTGAGACGGGCATCACGACCGTCGACATGATTCTCAGCGACGTCCGAAACCTCATGGCGTCCGAGCTGTCAGACCAGCTGGCTGCGGCACGCGTCTACTACGCAAGGCAGCTCATGGAGAGCAACCCGACCGCCTACAACCTCAAGGGGGAACAACAGTGATTAACTTCAAGCTTCGACTTCAGAACAAGGCCACCCTGGCCGCGCTGGCGGCGGCACTCGTGGCGTTCGTGTACCAGGTCGCGGGCATCTTCGGCGTGGTGCCGCCCGTGGCGCAGAGCGACGTCATCAACATGGTGGGCGTGATTCTCACCATCCTCGCGTCGCTCGGCATCGTCACCGACCCGACCACGCGCGGCATCGGCGACTCGACCCGCGCCCTGGGATACGACGCGCCCATCGCCTCGAGCGGCAAGGCCCCCGAGGACGGCGAGCAGTGATGACCGCGATGGATGACGCGCTGCGCAAGGCGAGGGCCTACGCGGCGAACAACGCGCACGGCTACGAGCTGGGCTACCACAGCGCTGCTGCCATGCGCGTGGGGACCGACTGCTCTGGCCTGGTGCGCTACTACGCGGCGTGCATGGAGGGCAAGTCGGTCGACGATTTGCCCGACTTCTCGACGCGCACGGAGAAGGGCGTTCTCAAGGCGCGTGGCTGGCAGCTTCTGCCGTTCAGCCTGGGGGCACTCAAGCGCGGCGACGTGCTGCTGAGCAACAGCCGCGGCCACACTGTCATCTGGCTGGGCAATGGCCGCATCCTGGGGGCCGAGGGCAACTGGGATGGTCGCAGGGGCGACGGCTCGGGACGCGAGGTCTGCGAGCGCGACTACTACCCGTACGGGTACGAGACCATCTTGCGGGCGCCGGCCAAGTACCGCACGAGCGCTGCGCCCGCGAAGAAGAAGGAGGAAGACGTGACCGACAACGACATCAAGAAGATTATCGACGGCGTCTGCAAGAGGCTGACCACCGACAAGGCGTACAAGGACGCGCTGCGGAGCAACCTCGTCGGCTACTGCTGGGGCACGACCGGCAAGACGGCGAGCCACCTTGCCGACAGGAAGCGCAGCAACATCTACAACCGCCTCGCGGCCATCTTCGACAACGTCTCTCACGGCGGCGTCTGCGGGTGGGGCTACAAGGACGAGGCCGTCAACGGCGACAAGGACGCCTACGAGCTCCTCACCGAGGTTCACCGCATGGCAGGGGAGGCGCTCGAGGCCCTCAAGAAGGGCTAGGGGCAAGCGTCCCGGACGCCTCTATGACAAGCGACGAGGGCCTCCCCGCACGCCCGCGGGAAGGCCCTCGTTCTGTCCCTAATCTGTCCCTAACCCGTGCAAAGCGGTTGCAAACGGTGCAAGCAGTTATGTATAAATGCTGATGAATAGCACTATCAGCAAATCTAAAACATTATGCATGAAATATCGCGTTAGGTGAATAATCACAAAACCGCAGGTAGAAGGCTTGCATAAAGTGGATTTGTCCCTATTTGTCCCTAAGCCTCCGCGTACGGGTTCCTCGCGTACGCCTCGCAGACGGCCGTGACGTAGTCGTCCTTGTGCGGCCTGTCGTAGTGCTGGCCGGTGACGCCGGGCGAGGTGTGGCCCATGAGGCGCTCGATGACGTTCGGCTCGATTCCGAGCTTGTACTTCGCTATCGTCTGCCACGTCGGCCTGAGCGTCGACATGGTAACGAACCTCAGGCCGGCGTCCGCGAGCGCGGACTTCCATACCCTCGAGGCCCTGGCGGTGCCTATGGTCAGCCCGCCGCTCTCGACGAGCCACTCGTCCCCGCGCGCCGAGGCCTCGCCCGCGAGCTCGAGCAGGCGCCTCCCCGGGGCCCCGGGCACGACGACCCAACGCTCGCTGTCCCTCGTCTTCATATCGTGCTCGGCCGAGACGTCGCCCCTCCCGTTGCGGGCCTGGCGCGCCACGCGCGCGACGGCGGCCCCGACGCCCGCGCACTCGACCTCCTCGACCTCGTCGGGGCGCACCGCGAGCGACTCGCCGACGCGGCACGAGCCGTAGGCGCACAGCAGGAACGGGGCCTCGACCTCGGTCCCCCTCACGGCATCCCACACGCCCGGCAGCTCCTCGAGCTTTAGCGAGTCGGTGGAGCGCGCGGTCAGGGACCGAGGGGGCATCTCGATGGAGGCCGAGAACGGGTCGTTGTCCGTCGCGCCCTCGAACCTCGCGAGGTCTAGCACCTTGCACAGCACCACCTTGCAGAGCGCGGCCTGCGAGTAGGTCAGCCCGAGGAACCACCTTTGCAGGTCGGGAGGCCTGACGTCGCTCACCGAAACGTCGCCCCAACGCGGCCGGACGCGCTTCTCCCACGCGAGCCTGTAGTTGGCAAGCGAGCGGGCCTTCGTCTTGCCGGCCTCCACGCGGCGGCGCGCCCACGGCTCCCACCACAGCTCGTATGCCTGGCCGACGGTCGGCGTGGGGCTGTCGGCGTCGTGCTCGATGCGCCTCAGCGCGAGAACCCTCTCGGCGTCGCGCCTCGAGCCGACGATTGTCTCCGAGACCCTCCTGTAGCCCTTGCCGTCCTGCTTGTCGGCCCAGTACCGTATCCTGCGGCGGCCGTTCCCGGCTGGCTCGTTCGAGCCCCACGCCGCGCGCCTCTTCGTTTGTGGCATAATTCCCCCTAGTCCCCGTTTCGGTTCTCCAATCGCGAACGCAAGGGCAAGGCAGGGCCGCTCCGCCGCGGCCCTGCCGTTTTTTTGCGCCCCGTGCGCCGCCTAGGAGTTGAGCCTCGTCGCGCAGAGCCTCGCGGTCGCTATGACGTGCTGCCTGAGCTCCTCGTCGCACTTCCTGTAGTACTCGACGAGCGACGACTCGTCGCGGTCTAGCCTGACCATCGCCGGCGGCTCGTCGACGTCGATGAGGCGCGCGACCGACACCCCGAGGGCCTCGCTGATTTGGCCGAGCTTGTCGAGCGACGGCTCGCGCTTGCCCGACTCGTACCCCGCAATGGCGGGCTGTGATACCCCTATCTTCTCTCCGAGCAACTGCTGTGTCCACCCGAGCCGAATTCTCTCGGCGGCAATCCTTGCGCCTACCTGCGACTTCTTCGGCATGACGACCCCCCCAATCCAATGGCGTAACGAAATTTCCTACGTTATCTGTTGCAACACATTATGAAATATTATAAATTCATTGCACACGATAACGAAACGCCATAGGAGGTGAGCGAGACGAGCGAGATTTACAACCTTCGCGCCGAGCGCGTGAGGAGGGGGCTGAGCGCCGAGGAGGTCGCTGACGGAATCGGCGTGTCGAAGTGGAAGCTCTACCGATGGGAGACGAAGCGGAGTAGCCCCTCGATTCGCGACACGGTAGCGATTTGCGACTACTACGGCGTGACCCCCGACTTCGTCGCCGGCATGACCGACGACCCGCACGGGGTCGCGACATACGCCCGATAGGGCGGGCGGACACTGACAAAAGAATCACGGTCTGTGCGTCTCTCCCATGCAAGAGACGCTCACGCGCACGACCCGGCCGGGTGCCAGGCGAGGTCCGTCTCTCCAATCGGCGGACATGAGCGCCCTGGGGTCTACTCCAATCGCCCCCAGGTGTCGCCTGGCACCGGGGCGGGCCGTGCGCCCACCATCCGCCGAGCCTCGGGAAACCACGTCGAGAAACCGAGAAGGAATCGGGGTTCGCTTCGCTGGCTTGTTAGCAACCGGGGGCGCGGCGGGAAGCAAACAGGGAGCGGGCGCGCCGGCTCGGAAGGTTGTGCGCGCCCGCGACCGCCACCATGAATGGGGGTCAGAGATGATTCTAGACAAATTAGCCGAGAGGCTTTGCGAGGACGCCTACATCGACGGCTCGTATGACCACGTGCCGACGCCGGGCGAGCTCGCGCATGACGTCCTGGTGCTGGTCCCGCCCGCCGCCCTGGTGCTGGCGGTGCTTTGGCTCGGCTGCTTCTGGGCGGCGTCGTAATGCAGCCCTGCGAGCCGACGTGGACGCTCGAGGAAATCCACATGGCCTACAAGGTTCCGCTCGACGAGCTGCTGCGCGACGTGAGGCGCGGCGAGCTCTCGTCGGCGCTCAGGAACGACGGCACCAGGGTGTCCGGCACGTTCACCGAGTCTGAGGTCAACCGCTACCTGGCTGCGAGGCGATGGCATGCCTAGCGTCTTCAGGTGCTTCGTCCACGGGCCGGTGGTGCATCACAGCCCTGGCACGGGGAGGTCGCCGTACCAGCACTTCCCGAGCCTCAACGACGTCATACGAATCGCGAGGAAGAGCGCCTACGAGAGCAACTCGCAGAAGCGCTCCCTCACGGAGCTGGTCAAGAAGCAGGTAAGGGAGGCCGCGGACGAGCAGCGGTGGATTGCGCCCGACGGGCCGGTCGCCGTGGGCCTGCTGTGGCACGAGGGAAACAGGCGCCGCGACGCCGACAACGTCGCCTCGGCGCAGAAGTTCGTCATGGACGGGCTGGTCGAGGCCGGCGTCCTGCGGGGCGACGACCAGCGCCACGTTCCGCAGCCGCCCGTCAGCGCGATAGTGGTCGACCCCGACAGCCAGGGGGTCGACGTCGTAATCGAGAGATTGGGGACCGAGCATGGCCGGGACTGACATTGACACGCTGCTGAGGGCGCTGTCCGACTCGCAGCATGAATCCGACGTGAGGCAGGGGGCCTGCGACTACTGGATGAAGAAGTACATCGACATGAAGGACGAGCTCGAGCGCCGCACGAAGGAGCACGAGGACGAGGTTCTCGAGCTCAAGCTCGAGCTCTCCCGCACGCTCCCCGACCAGGGCGAGGCGCCCGAGGGCGAGCGGGGGGAGGGGTCCGAGTGAGCGTCGAGCGCGTCGAGGCGGAGGTTCTCGACCCGCCGGCAAGGCGGAGCCCGTCCGACGCGTGGCTGTCGGCCGTCGCGGGGAGGGTCTCCGAGGCGGTCGACAAGTACAAGCCGTACAGGGTCACGAACGCAGACGAGTACCGCCAGGCGAAGCGCGACCGCGCGGCGCTGAGGCGCGAGATTGCCGAGATTGACGAGTCCCGCAAGGACATGACGAGGGACGTCGAGGCGACCGTGAGGAGGTTCAAGGCCAACGCGAAGGGCGTGCTCGCCCCGCTCGACGAGCTCGACGGCAGGTTCCGCGAGGAAATCGGCCGCTTCGACGACCTCATGCTGTCCCGCAGGAGGAGCGCGCTCGAGTCGGCCTACGAGGAAATGGCGCCGTACCTGGCTCCGCTCGTCCCGTTCGCGACGCTGAGCGAGAGGTGGTCGCGCGAGGGCAAGTGGTACCTGCACTCGACGACCGAGGCCGCGGCGGTCGAGGACATGGGCCGGCACGTCGACGAGATAGCCGCCGCCGAGAGGCGCCTGCTCTCCATGCCGTGGGAGTCCGACGAGGAGCGCGACGCTGCGAGGGCCCACCTGTTCCGCTGCCTTGACTTCGGCGAGACGGTCGAGTGGGCGCAGGCCCGCAGGGAGAGCGCCCGCAGGGTCGCCGAGCTCGACGCGAGGAGGGCCGAGCGCCCCTCTGTGACAAGCGACGAGGCACCGGCGCGCCCGGCGCCCGCGCCCGCCGGCCCCGAGCCCGGGGAGCGGACGAGGGCGTACCTGCTCGAGCTCGAGCTCACGGACGCGCAATGGGAGGAGCTGCGCCGATTCCTCAAGGGGGTCGGCGCGCGTGTGACGAGGGTCAGGAGGTCGAATGGCCAGTGACGACGTGAAAGGTGGCGACTGGGTCGAGCTGCTGATGCGGCTCGGCAACGTGCAGCGCGACCTAAAGGTTCCGAAGGGGCAGTTCAACTCCTTCGGGAAGTACGCATACCGCAGCTGCGAGGACATTCAGCAGGCGGTGAAGCCGCTGCTCGCGAGGGAGTCGCTGACGCTCGTCGTCTACGACTCCATACTCTGCGCCGGCGACGGCCGGGAGAAGGACGGGCCCAGGTACTACGTCGCCGCGACCGCGGCGCTGCTCTACGGCAGCGCGAGGGTCGAGGGCCACGGGTACGCGCGCGAGGCGGACTCGAAGAAGGGCTCGGACGTCGCGCAGGTCACGGGCATGGCCTCGAGCTACGCGCGCAAGTACGCGCTCGCCGGCCTGTTCCTGCTCGACGACACGCGCGACGCCGACTCCGACGGGCAGGGCGACGGTGGCGCCGCCCACGCCGACCGCCTGGCGCCGCTCAGGCGGCTCTTCGTCCCGTACATGCGCGCGACCGGCCTCGACCAGGAGGCCGCCATGGCCGCGATTGCCGAGGCGGCGGGGGCCGGGTCAATCGACGGGATGACGGATGCGCAGGTGTCCGTCGCCGTCGCCGCGATGGACCGCGCGATTGGCGGTGGCGAGTGAGGTACGTGAGCATTTTCAGCGGCGTAGAGGCCGCGACCCTGGCCTGGGAGCCCCTGGGCTGGGAGCCGCTGGCGTTCGCCGAGGTCGACAGGTTCCCTAGCGCGGTGCTGGCCGAGCGCTGGCCCGACGTGCCGAACCTGGGTGACGTTACGGAGGTCGATTGGGTTGAGAAGGTCGGTGGACCGGGGTCAGTTGACCTTGTGGTCGGAGGAAGCCCCTGCCAGTCATTCAGCGTCGCGGGACGGCGCGACGGGCTCGACGGGGCCTCAGGCCTCATGTGGGAGTGGGTACGCTGCGTTCGCGAGCTCATGCCTCGATGGGTCTTGTGGGAGAACGTCCCGGGCGCGCTGTCGAGCGGCCGCGGGGAGGATTTCGGGTGCCTGCTCAGGAGCCTGGATGAGCTCGGGTACGGTGTGGCGTGGCGAGTACTTGACTCGCAGTTCTTCGGAGTGGCACAGCGCCGCAGACGTGTGTTTCTTGTCGGACGTCTTGGAGCCGAACCCCCCGTCGAGGTTCTCTTTGAGCCAGAAGGCCTGCGCTGGGATTATCCGACGAGCAAGGAGAAGAGGAAGGCCCTTGCCGCCCGAGCTGGACGAGGCCCTGCGGTCGCAGGCTTCAAGTACGTCGCAGGGGCGGGCACAGGGAGCATAGGCTACTCCGCCGAGCTGTCCCCCACCGTCACGGCGGATTGGCACGCGCCCGCCATGGTCTCGTTCGCCCAGACGGGCGGGGCTATAGAGACCGCGCCGCTGTGGTGCCTTGCCGACGACAACTCCAAGGCCGCGCTCGACCTCGACATGTGCGGGACGCTCAAGGCCTACAGCGCGCCGCCGCGCGCGAACGTCGGAGGCGCCGTGAGGCGCCTCACCCCGCTCGAGTGCGAGCGCCTGCAAGGATTCCCCGACAACCACACGCGCATACCGTGGCGCGGCAGGCCCGAGGCCGAGTGCCCGGACGGCCCGCGATACAAGGCGATAGGAAACAGCATGGCGGTGCCCGTCATGCGATGGATTGGCGAGCGCATCGGCGCCGCCGACGGACGGGAGAAGTGACATGGGATTCACCATCAACACGGTAACGGTCAGCGGCAACCTGACGCGCGACCCCGAGCTCAAGCAGACGGCGGGCGGGACGTCGGTCCTGAACCTCAGGGTGGCCGTCAACAACCGCCGCAAGGAGGGCGACGAGTGGGTCGACGACCCGTCGTACCTCGACGTGGTCGTCTTCGGGCGACAGGCCGAGGCGCTCTCGAGGACGCTCGCGAAGGGCGGCTTCGTCTGCGCGAGCGGCCGCCTCAACCAGCGCTCGTGGGAGGCGAGGGACGGCTCCAAGCGCTCCGTCGTCGAAATCGTCGCGACCGACGTGACGACGGGGCCGCGCCAGCAGTCGGGCGCCCGACCCGTCGCGGCAGCCCCCGCCCCGCAGGCGGCGGCGCCGGCCCTCTACGACCAGGAAATCCCGTTCTAAGGAGTGACGCATGGAGGTCAATTTCACCGGCACCGAGCCGACCTACGCACGACCGGGCGACGCGGGCGCCGACCTGCGCCTGTCAGACGACGTCGCAATCCCCGCGTTCGGCCGCGCGCTCGCCGGCACCGGCACGAGCGTCGCAATCCCCGAGGGCTACGTCGGCCTCGTCCTCGCGCGCAGCGGAACGGCGACGCGCCGCGGCGTGACGCTGTCGAACTGCGTCGGGGTCATCGACAGCAGCTATCGCGGCGAGGTGAAGCTGTCGCTGCTGAACGGCCTCGACGTCCCCGTCTCGCTGCGAAGGGGCGAGCGCGTCGCGCAGCTCGTCGTCGTGCCGGCCCCGGCGGTGTCGTTCGCCAGGGTCGAGGCGCTCGACGAGACGGAGCGCGGCTGCCGCGGCTTCGGGAGCTCGGGGGCGCGCTGATGAGGAGGTGGACCAGGCTCGAGAACGCGGCCATGCTCGACGGCTACCCGACCTACGGCTCGAAGTGGCCGGGGTGGAAGAAGGTGCTCCCCGGCAGGACGCGCGCCCAAATCCTCGAGCACGCGCGCGAGCTCGGAATCTCGTACGAGAGCGAGCCGCGCAAGAGGTGGACCCGCGAGGACGAGGACAAGGTAATCGAGCTCTACCCGCTCCACGGCCAGGTCTGGCCGGGCTGGCGCGACGTGCTGCCCGGCCGGACCCCGACCGCCATAGCGGCGCGGGCGGCGAAGCTCGGGGTCGCGAAGGTCACGAGCGGGTGGACCGACGAGCAGGCGAGGGTCGTCGCGAGGCATGCCCTCGAGATGGCGCGCGAGACGGGCAAGCCGGCGACGACCTGCCTGCGGATGGGCCTGACGCTCATCAACGCGAAGCGCGCCAGGGAGAGAAGGGAGGCGGCCCGTGGCCGAGCGTGACGTGACGCCGCGCGAGCGGCTCGAGCAGCTCGACGCAGGCGTCAGGAAGCTGCGCGACAGGGGTTTCGACGCGAGGCGCATAGCCGAGCGCTGCGGGCTCAGCGAGGGCAGGGTCAGGGCCTCGCTGTCGAGGATAGAGAGGGACGTGTGGGGATGGGGAAGGTGAGGGAGCGGACGTTCGGGCAGATGCCCGACGACAGCGTCTGGCACGGGCTCATGCTCGAGCGTGCGCTCGAGCTCGTCAGGACGCGCGACCTGACCGCCGAGCAAATCGCCGAGAGGACTGGCGTCAGCAGCCACACGGTCAGGAAGATGCTCGAAAAGGAGGGGAGGGGCAATGCCTCGTAGCGACGACGCGGCGACGCCGCCGCACTACGCGGGGAGCGGCACCACCTGCGACGAGGCGCTCGCCTCGATGCTCGGGGCGCCCGCAAACGTCGAGGTGCCGCCCATGGCGCTGTTCTGGTGGGCGACCGCGTTCAAGTACGTGTGGAGGATGTTCGCGAAGGGCCAGGGCGAGGGCGACTGCGCGAAGGCGCGCGACTGCCTGCTCAGGCTCGCTGATGAGATGGGGTGGAACGGTGTCAGGTAAGGAGACTACGACCATGAGTGACATTCAGGTGTTTCAGAACGACCAGTTCGGCCAGGTTCGAGCCATGCGAGGTGAGGACGGCGAGGCAATGCTCTCCGCAAGTGACGTCGCCGCCGTTCTCGGTTATCGCATGGCCAGCGACATGACGCGCTTTCTCGACGCCGACGAGAAGGGTACGCAGATTGTGCGTACCCCCGGCGGAAAGCAAACGGTGTCGACCATCACTGAGGCTGGCTTCTACCGCGCGGTGATGACACGTCGCTCGAAGTGTGTAAAGGACGACGAAGCCCGTGAGCTCGTGATTGCGTTTCAGCGTTGGGTCACGCACGAGGTGCTCCCCGCAATCCGCCGCG